TTTTGATTCCCCCTTTTCTTATAGGAACATTATACCAGAATGGAAGGGAGTTTCCATATGTTTTTAATAAGTTACATCTGGCTTGAAAATAAGTTTCATGTCGTAATAAGCGAGTCAGCATCTTTTCACAACAAAGCGTTAACTGAATTGAAAATTAAAGGTGGATCTTTAATATCCAGTGATTGTTATGAGAACAGACTCGGCACTGTAATAGTAAACGGCAAGCGCTCTGTGTGGCCTTTAACAAAGTCAGAAGGAGCTGATTTGGATGTCTGAGGTAAAGTGGATCAAGTTAAGCACTCAGATGTTTGAGGACGAAAAAATTAAGTTGATAGAGCAGATGCCTGAATCAGATACGATTTTAATTATTTGGGTTAAATTACTTTCTCAAGCTGGCAAAACCAATGCTTCTGGATACATTTACTTAAGTGAAAACATCCCTTATACAGAAGAAATGCTTGCAGCTATTTTTGCACGCCCTTTAGGTACAGTAAGGCTCGCGCTGAAAACATTTAGACAATTTGGAATGATTGACATTACTGATGACAATTTCATTTCAATTTCAAATTGGGAGAAGTATCAAAACCTCGACAGGTTGGAAGAAATCAGGGAGCAAAACAGGATAAGAAAGCAGCGACAAAGGGCTAAGCAAAAGCTTTTATCTGTTGATAAAAGTATGTCACGTGACGTCACGGAAGAAGTCACGTCGAGTCACGCAATAGATATAGATAAAGAATTAGATATAGATAAAGAAAAAGATAAAGATATATTGTCTGGTAAACCAGACGGTGCAGCATCCTCTTCAAAAGTAGAAATAGAGGAGATTCCATACAAACTAATCATTGATCTGTTGAACAAAGTAGCGGGTAAACGATACCGGCATACTACACCTAAAACAAAAAAAGACATCAAGGCACGCTGGAACGAAGGTTTTCGCTTTGAAGATTTTAAACATGTCATTCTAGTAAAAACTGAGGAATGGCTTAATGATCCTGCTATGAATAGGTTTTTACGTCCTGAAACATTGTTTGGCACAAAGTTCGAGTCTTATCTAAACCAAAAAGGAGGCTTATCACATGGAGGAAATCACAAGGGAGCGGGCAGCCGCAGTCAAGGGCGAAATATCTCGGAGGATGACATTCCATACTGATGAGGCTGGAAATCCTGTCTACTGCAATAAACACACAAGAATTATCGGCGGCGAAGAAAAGCCTTATCCAGTTCAACTGATGCAGCTGCGAGACGGCTCAGTAAAATGCCCGATGTGTGAAAGGGAACAGCGAAATAAGGAGATCGAAAAAGAAGCTGAGGCGTGGCGCCGGCAGGTAGAGAGAAAGGTTCTTTCTACACATTCACTTATCGCTGATCCTACTCTGATAAATGCAACATTCGAAACCTTTCAATGTTACAACAAAGAGGATACACAGAACAAACGCCGGATGCTTGAACTGATTGATCAGATTAAAGCGGGCGCAGTCATGAATATATTTTTAACTGGTGAGTCAAATGCCGGGAAGAGTCACTTGGCAATATCAGTTCTTAAAGAACTGAACAAAAAGAGTTCAGAAGAGTACGCAAAATCAGCTCTTTTTGTTAATAGTGACGCACTCATGCGGCGTATTAAAAATTCTTTCAAAGATGATTCTGAAAAACTTACGGAGTCCAAGGCAATAGAGCTGCTTACAAGAGTCGATTACCTTGTTATTGACGACTTAGGGAGCGAAGTGGGCGACACAGATAATGAGAACAGGGCGGCACCTGATTTCATTTCAAGAGTTTGGTATGGAGTCTCTACTGGCAGACAAGGCAAGGTGACTATTGTAACAACAAACCTCACAGGAGTTGCTTTAGCAAAGCTATATGACAGAAAGACTGTCAACCGCCTTACAGCTCATCTTGAACAAATTGATTTTGTTGAGAAGCAAAAGAACAAAGGACGTAAGACACCGGCTTTGCCGATTTAAGGGAGTGAGACAAGTGGTACAAGCAGTGATGCCCGGCGTTTGGGAGTTTAAATCAGAACGGAAGCTTACTGACGCTGAACGAAAAAAAGAGATTAATAAACTTATTGCTCTCATTGATCAGAAAATTGCTGACTATAGGAGGGATGCAGTGTGAAACACGGTAAACGCCCAACACGGGCGCAAAAGGACATTATCAAGCAAAACGGTTTAAATCCAAATAACTGGTTGGTTTCTAAAAACCTGCAGCATGAACAGAGATTGATCATTGTTCACCGTTATACCGGTACGGTAAGGAAGTGTTTGGCATGAGCGTTGCAGTTCTTGCTGATCGTTTAGAAATCGTATTGACTGACCTTAATTTTGAATGGTCATTGGTGCAAATGTGTCAAGTGGTTGATTACTGGTATGACGGCAAATCCATTTATGACATGGCCGAACTGCTGAATAGAAAGCCGGATGAAATCATTTTGCTCATTGTTGACTTTGCAAGAGGACGCGTACTTCCGCCACGTCCTTATGGGTTAAATGCAAATAAACGAATTTCAATCAAGAGAACGCATCTAAAAGGTAAAAAAGATAATCTGCGGCGGTTCGTGCAGGATAGCCCGGTGTATATCCCATTCATCGAAAAAAACTTTGTCTGGAATGATTCAGAGATCAGGCGGTTCCGTGAAATGTGGGAAGCCAATCATTCTATTATCTGTATTTCAGAGCAGCTTAATAGAGACATAGACGAAGTTCTATTCCTTGTTATGGATCAAGCCAGCAGGGACTTCATTCAGCCACGAATGAACGGACTTCTCGGAAAGGATGCGACGGAACATGATCTTATCAGACAGCGCCTCCCCTTTTAAAAAAGCAACCATTCACCAACTTATGGTCATTGTGCGGTATGAAGAATGTCCGCCTGACTATAAAAATGCTGCGATGCAATTATTGATCAAGAAGGGAGCGGGGACCGTTGGAATGGACAGAACGTCAGCACTTGATTGAGTGGCTCGCTATCTTGGGCGGATACGGAAAAGCATTTCTGGAACGCCAGTCAGACGATGAAATTGAGACACTTTACAATCTACGCATCAAACAATTAAACGAAGAGTAAGGAGGCGAGGACATGACAGAAAATAAGAACTTACGTCAGCATGGAGAAGTCATTACATGGGTTATGACGGAAGAGGAGCGTTTGGAGTATATAAAAAAACATCCAATCATCCCAACGGAAGAACCACAGACAAAGCTGCAAGTTTTCCCGATGAACGATTGGATGTGATGACAGTCATTAGTAGACGTCACCCGTATGGAAAATAGAAACTCGACACTTCTATTATACCATATGGGGGCGTTTACAGTGAACTGTCCAAAACATATAGAAAATCTGGACCAGGTACTTAATCAAATTGAAAATGACAAAAATTACGTCATTGTGATTGACGGAAACAATAGATCATTCAAATTAACGGAAATGCCGGAGCACGGTAAAACAATCGTACAAACGTCAAAAGGTAATCTCTCCAGAATTGATTTTGAGATCGGCTATAAAATGTGACGCAGAGGGGCTGGTCCTCTCTGCGATATGGGAGGAACGGACATGGATAAATTACAGGAAATTAAAGCGCGTATTTCAAAACTAAAAGGCTATGAAAATGCTAAGCTGACAGATCAATATTGGATGGCCAAAGAGCATATTGACTTTCTGATTGATCGGACTGAACTGTCTGTTAAGCAACAGGAAATCATTGAGGAAAACAAGCGTCAACAGGAAGTAACGGTTCATCAGTTCAAGCAGGCACAAAAGGATATTCAGCATCTTAGCGGGGATAGGAAACGATACAAACAGGCATTAGAGAAGATCATTACCAATCTCAATTTTGCAATAACAGTTGCCCAAAATGAATTGGAGGGAGATGGAGAATGATACCTTTACAGGTTGAGCTTCAGCGGGCAGTCAAAGCCACAAAAGACGAAGCGATGACCATTTATGAGGCGGCGCAGTATTTAAAGGTTGAGGTTGAGGCAGTACCTATGTTGGTGGCTCAAGCAGAGGATTTGAAGATGATTGGGAATGAAGTAATTATTGCAAAGCGTGATAAAACAAATAGCTGGCTTATATTGTTGATTGTTATAGGTGCTTTTTTTGTTATATCTATATTGCCTTATTGGATTACCGGATAAATTCAAGGATACCCATGATAATTGAGTTTTCATTTGATTAATTATTAAAATTTTAGAAGAATAAGGTATAATGTGATTATTAAGTCCTGGAGTAAAAGGAGTTTTATTTTGGATAGCGTAAAATTTACCTTATTTGATGTAGATCGATTTTGGACAGGTTTTAATGATTACAAAAAGTTCAAAGTAGACAATAAAGAACATGATTTTTTTCAACTGTTTCGCAATGAAATTCCCGCGTCTATCGGAAAAGCCTTAAAAGAAAGACAATTCAAAAATCTAGACCATATCAGCATAAAAGCCTCTACAGGTACAGGTAGGATTTCAGATTCATTTTGGATTGCTTTTCTTGATGATCGTTTAACAACTAAAGGGAATAGAGTATCAACACAAGTAGGGATTTATATTGTTATTTTGTTTTCAGAAGACGGCCAAAACTTTTATTTGAGCATTGCCACAGGTACTGAAAAATTCAGTCTATCAAAAATTAGAGAACAAGCTAAACAAGGTAGAGAATTTTTTGCAAAACAAATTCAATCGAATGATGAGTTATTAGGTTTTAATACAAATGAATTTTATTTGGGTAAATCTGAGAGACCGAAAAAATATGCTGCCAGTGCTCTTATAAATAAGAGATATAATTTATTTACATTTGATGAAAATCAATTACTTAATGATTTAGTTGCGTTAAATAATCTATTTTATGATTATGTTTATGAGTTCTATTTAACAGAAGTTGAAGCTCTAATTGGTGATTCAAAATCAACAAAAAAGACGCTGCCTAGAAGAGTGATTAACGTAGATAAATATAAACAACTCCGTCTAGAAAGAGAAATAGAAAATGAAATCACTGGAAAAACTGCAGAAGAGTTTGTCTATAATTATGAAAAGGAGTATTTAAAAACGTTAGGAAAAAGTGATTTGGCTCAGTTGGTTGACTGGGTATCTAGTAGAGAAGATGGACATGGTTATGATATTAAATCATATTTTCCTGATGGCACAGAGAAGTTTATCGAGGTTAAAGGAACCAAATTCAAAAATAAGTATCGTACTTTTTATTTATCCGAACGAGAAAGACTTGTTGCTGAGGAAAAGGGTAACGAATATGTTTTAACATTAGTTGAGAACGTGGGTAATCCTAGGCTTATAAAAATTATAAAAGAGGTTAGGGACCCGATTCATAAAATGTGTTTAAAGCCGCTAAATTATAGTTGTAAACTGAAACCAGAGGGATGTCAAGACAATGACGAATGAAATATTAAAAGATCTTAAATCAATATTGATTACATTCTTAAAATTTCTATGTGTTTTAGCAGTACTTACGATTATAGCATTTATTTCTTGGCATTTGAGAGCATATGAAGTTATTTATTACATAATTGTAATAGGTGCTTACCTAGCTATTTGGTTTGTAATATATTGTTTTTTAATAAGGCCGCAAAGAGTAAAAAGAGATAATTTGTACCTTTGGTTAGATCAACCGAATTTCACAGACAAAGAGTTTATTGATGATTTATCGGATGTTCCTGTAAAGGACTTGTTAGAAAATCTAGAGACAATTTATAAAAAATTATTGATTTATGCAAAATTTGATATAATTAAACTAAAATTATTAAAGGCATATTTCAAGACCAAAAACTCAGAAAATAATATCGAGGTGTTTTTTCGCTCGTTAGTAGCTATAATTTCAGGGCCTCTGTTATTATTTGTAATAAACAATAGACAATTATTTGTATTTCTAAAGCCAAAAGACTTCGCTGAGATTAACCCAACGTTTCTTACCGCGGCAAATATTTTAACTATAGCCTTATTTTTCTTAAGTGTTCTTTTGTTTTTGATATCTGATTCAGTAACAAATAAAAAAAGAAACCTTATAATTGAGGAAATACTTGACGTATGTATTAGCGAATGTAGTACAAAAAAATAAGTCCAAGACGGAAAGCCTGCGGACACTGAACTTACAGCATTGCGCTGTTTGTTCAGTGTCCGTTTTTTATTTGAACGGAGGGAAGGCATGAAGAAGAGGAAGAAAAAGCCCATTGAAAACGCGTATGAGTGTTCTGAACGTAAGATAGGAAAACGTTGAAAAGAGGCAAAGGCGAGGCTTTAAGACGTAAATAAACGGGAGGTAAAAATATGAATCAATTAACATTAAACATTCCTCAGATTGACGAAGAAGCGACTAAATCAAAAGCAGAGAAGCAGCTTGATCAATACCGGTTATATCTCTTACAGGTGCCAGATAATTTTTTACCAAAGGTTACACCAACTTATAGCATTGTTCCGCCAAGCATCACAAATGAGTTTCATTCTTCAACAGAAGAGGCAGCATTAAAGCGTCTTGAATGGGAGATTCAGCGTGACAAATTCTTAAAAAGGATTCAAAGGGCTGTTAACCGGCTTTCTCAAAGAGAACGGCAGATCATTGTCATGCTCTATATGCAGCCGGAAGAAATGTATGACTATGAAGTGTATGCAGAAATGGGCTTGAGTCAGCGCAGCTATTATCGTGTAAAGGCTAAAGCTCTCTATAGGCTGGCGTTTGCTCTAAGAGAAGAAGTCTACAAGAAAGGGGCAGCTTCTTAATGAATTTTGTTCAGCCTATACGTGATCCGGAATGTATCTTCTACATCAAAAGATTTTTAAAAGAGCAAAACATGAGGAATTACATGCTATTCGTGACCGGTATCAATTCAGGGCTCCGCATATCAGATATTCTGCAGCTGAGAGTGAGAGACGCTAAACGGCCATACTTCAATCTCGTAGAGAAGAAAACGAAAAAGAAAAAAAGAATCGACATGACGCCAGCTCTTCAAAGAGAATTTAAAGCCTATGTCGAAGGGAAAGAGGATCATGAGTTTCTCTTTAAAAGCCGTGAAGGGATTAACAAGCCAATATCCCGGTCGATGGCATACAAGATTCTCAGGGCGGCTGCTGAATATGTTGGTTTAGATGACATTGGCACGCATACATTGAGGAAAACATTTGGCTATCACTTTTACAAACAAACAAAGGACGTTGCCATGCTGCAGGAGATATTTAATCACTCAGACCAACGGACAACCCTGCGGTATATCGGAATCAACCAAGACGCCATGAACAACGCTATGAAGAAATTTAAAATATAACCAGGCTCATCCAAAACAATAAGGATGGGCCTTTTCTTTGCATTTTTCGTCAATTCCTCAAAAATAACAGGTGTGTAATTCATTTTAGGGATGTTGGTTAAAAACAGAGAGGACAAGGGGTTGGCTCAGTTCGACGAGTTGCACAGTATAAAACATATGGGTAATTCGTGGATTGTGTGGAAAAATGGAAAAATATGATTTATCATATCATTAGAAATGGAGGGATATTATGTCATTAGAAATTGAAAAGATAATAAAAGAGTTAGAGGAGGATAAGAAAGAGATAGATAAAAATGTACAAACAATTACCAAACTGCGAGAGAGGCAATTTGAAACAGTTGAAAATCTTATAAAAGAGTATAATGAAATATTTAAATGGTATTGGAATAACGGAGTAGCTTTTTCCCATCCAAGATTAAAAGAATTTATGAGTTCAATGGGTCCAATAGTAGGTTATGATGAGAAGGAAGATCGGCTGCTTATATATAATTATCTCGATAAAAAATTTGAGGCAGTGAATACTCGTAATACAGAAGAAAGGCAGACCAAAAATTTGAATATCTTAATTAGATACGGGTCTTTTGAAGATATTGTTTCAGGTATAAAGCATACGCTTGTACGTCAAAAAGAAATCCTCGAGAATCAATATAGACTGATAGACGAATTAGAAGACCAATTAAATAATTTTTAATTTTGGCACACTTATGGCAGAATAACGGCACACCATTTTGTATTAGGTGAGTTATTATGTTAATAGGTAATAAATCGAAAGGCACTCACCCAATCGGGCGGGTGCTCTTTCGATTTAAAAAAGAGCAGCCGACTGGCTGCTCAATTAAATAATTATTTTTTGCGTTTGTTACTTTTCATTGCAATACTTTTGTTTAACTTTAGGTAATTAAGACCTTGGATTTTTGTAAATCCCGAGATGTTCTTTAATTGCATCTTGAAGTAGATGAGAATAATTGATCTTATGCTCTTTTGCAATCTCATCCATCCAACGTGGAATTGTTAATGTTTTCTTAACAGCTGCGTTTTCCAATTCATGACGGAAAGGCGGCATCCAGGTTTCAATTAGCACGATGCTTTGATTATCTTCAGTTTTAATTTCCTTGGTTGGTGTTGCTGCAGGAATCTCATCACCATCTTGCTCAAGTCCATATAGGTGTAATGCCATTGCTTCTTTTGCCATGGTAAGAGCTTCTTCGTCTGTATTGCCACACGTTATGCAACCAAGTAAATCAGGAAATGTAACTGTGATTCCGTCATCGTCATAATCAAAAAGGGCTGGATAAATGTAACGATCTTTTTTCATTTAATGCAAAACCCCTTTTTAATTTTATTATATCATTATTTATCTCATTAACCCCTGATGCAAGGGGCTATTTTAGCCCTGCCTGCTCAAGGATTGAGTTTACTGTTCTTTTTGGAAAGTCTTTCTTTGGATGTGGGATGGTAACCGTTCCGGTCTTTGTCGGATGTTTGAATTGATGATGACTTCCTTGTGCTCGGACTTCAAACCAACCATCTTTTTCAATTAGCTTGATTAATTCTCGAGAACTCATTAGATGATTACCATCTCCTTTCTATATATTCATTATAACACGTATTTAAATACGTGTTTATATTTGTTTTTTGAAAAAAAGCATTTTTTGTCTTACGGTTGAGATTAATTTGTGAAAGAAACTTTCGTTCGACAAAATTCGCAAAATATAGACTTTCTTAGCATTTATCCGATAATAATAATAGATTGTTAATTTTTTTATCGGGGTGAATTTATGAAAGTTTTTCTTAGTTGGTCTGGTAAGTTGAGCAAAGATGTAGCAACAGAATTTAGCAGGTGGATTCCACAAGTATTACAATTTGTTAAACCTTTTCTTTCTTCAGAGGATATTGAAAAAGGGTCGCGATGGGGACATGAAATTGCGAAGAATCTCGAAGAGTCTACCCATGGTGTATTTTTTGTAACCAAAGACAATATAGGTGCACCGTGGATTAATTTTGAAGCTGGAGCTTTATCGAAATCCCTAGAAAATTCCCATGTTTGGACTCTTTTGATTAATATGAACAATTCAGACCTTAATGAAGGGCCTCTTCGTCAGTTTCAAACAACTCTTTTTAATAAAAATGATGTGAAAAGTTTAGTCAAAGATATTAATAGTGCTAATGGAGAAAACGGTCTCGATGATAATATTGTAGAAATGAGTTTTGAAAAATGGTGGCCAGATCTGGAAAATTCCATAAATGAGTTAATTCAGAAGTATAAAGGAAATGCTCAACAAAGCATCCAACCAAAAGAACCTCAAAATACTTCTAACGAAATTCTTGAAGAAATTCTAGGCAGTGTAAGAAACCAAGAAAGATTACTTAGGGATCCAGAACAATTGTTACCTGCTGGTTATGTGAGACATGTTATACGAAATACAATGGGAACAAGTTCTTCAATATCTCCTGCAGCAATAAAGGAATTACGTTTTGCTGAGGAGTCACTGCTAATTATTTGTAGAGAACTAAGACTAAAGGAAACCGAGAATGTCGTTTTAGAAAAATTATCTGATGAAATTTTGAATATTACTTCGAGATTAAATGAAGTAACAAATTATATCGAAAAAAAAGGTTTAAGACAGGAAAGGATAAGGTATAAAAACAAATTGAGTGGTTTAGAAGAATAACGCAATAACTTACCCTAAACCTATGAGTATTGGGAAGTAAAGTGTTGAATTTAGAAAAAGCAAAACAAACTGTAAAAGATAAATAATTTCATAAAGCTTACTGAGGAATGTAATGTAGACATAATTGAGAAAAAAGAGTACGCCATCTATGGAAGTGTTAGTAAGTAGCAGATGTATTTAATAAGCAAAATTGATGACATGGAAAGTTCATTCTACAGATTTTCAAATATTATAACATCCAAACCATATTTAAATGAGTTTCATGCAATAGTTGAGAGAATATTTAAACGAAATAAAAGAAGAATACGCTATTCTTAGAATTAGTAAATAAAGCATCCGCGAGGGGGTGCTTTTTTATATTCTCTGAACTGCTTCCATTATATCTCAGGGAGAACTATTGGCGGTTAACAGCTTGAGTGCGGTGGCAGTTTAGAAAGAAAAAACATTAAAGAGAATTGTTCGACAAATTTTGCGCATGGTTACTTTTTCCTTATTGATTACCGATAATAGTAATGAGGAGGAGAAAAAAATGAGTAAAAGAGTCAAATTCGATTATTTTAAAGTTTATGCAAGGTCATATGATCAAATTAGAGATGTTATGGAAGAACGATTATGCAATTTAGAGGAAGTCATAAGAGATGCTCAAAAAATTCATGTTGCAGATAGAATTTTTTCTGCTGGGAATGATAGGGCAAGACTGCAAGACATAAAAGAGCACAATGGAAAATGGGAATTGCATTTTATTCGCATTCGAAAAGATAACTTTCCATTAAAAGCTCATGATAATGGAGAGGTAAGCTTTTTTGATGATATGGATGAAGCAGAAGGCTTTGGAGAGGAAGTCTCAGCTCTTTTTGACCCAGAAAATTGCGTTATAATGGTTAGGAGAAATATGTTTAGCCTGCCACCTAGTTCGATAGCTAGCTTTTTTACATCCTTAATTGATGAAATTGGTTTTACAGTTTTGTTTAAACCACTTGTTCATCCTAAATCGATGGAACTTTTAAAACAAGAACACTTGATAAGAAGTGCAGAGGTTTCTATTGCTGATGTAAAGAATGCTTCTGAAAAAACCAAAAAGTCACTCGGCCAAATTCTAAGTCGAACTCAGTCAATAAAAGAACCTGTCAATATTCAATTTAAAATTGGCTTAGCTCAAAAAGGGTCCAAAAAGTATAGTAAAATTCCAATCTATGAAGACATTGAAAATTTTGCTAACGATCCTAATGCTAATAGAGTTGAAATTAAATTTAAAGAAAATGAGGACACCAAAGTTGAAACAATTGATTTGATTAACAACCGACTAACTGACTTTCATGTTTTTTCAAAACGTGATGTTAATCCAGAGTCAAGAAATATTTTACATGATACAGTTATTGAAAAAATGCGTCAGCTTTATCAAGGTAGAGTAGAGGAAATATATAATACTTATGAATAAAAAGATTGGAGTGACTGGAGGATGAGGAGGCTAGAACTTTCATATCCCTATATTTTTGCTATCATTTTTGGTGCTTTTGTGTTTTATCAGAAGTGGTCAATAAAAGATGTAAAGAATTTTGAGGCGATTTTAAACTCCTCTGTTACAGTCAGTTCTATTGTTATTGCATTCTTAGGCACTATGATTTCAATACTCATTAGTCTTACAAATGCTGAAATTATGCAAAGAATTTTTGAGCATAAAGGTGACTCTGATTTAACTTCATATGTAAAAACTTCAATAGTGTTTGGATTAGCATTAGCTGTTTATTCTATGTTTTTATATTTAATGATTGACTCAAAAGGAACTTCTTCTAACTTATTGCTGGTTTTCTTTGTAATGTTGTTGACAAGCTTTGTATTGTCGTCTTATCGAGTCATACAAGTTATTTCTAAAATTCTATCGTCTGTACTTCAAGAAAGTAAGAGAAGAGCAGATACCCAACCAAGGAAGATATATGTTCCTAAAATGAAAAGTGCTAATGAAGAAAATAACGTAGATTAAAAAGCCCTCTGATAGAGGGTTTTTTTGTTCTTTATTAAATGAGGAGTACAAAAGAGACTAAGAAAATAATAGGATCTTCTTAATAGTAGGAGAAATTACATGGGAAAAGTGGTGTTAGAATATGCCCCTTAAATCTTTAAGAATATGCCCCGTCCCTGGTTGCCCTAGCCTCACCCGTGGTCGGTACTGTGATGCACACAAGACACAGCATCAAGAAGAAACAAAACATTACAACAAATATTCAAGAAACAAAACAATAACAAGTTTTTATAAATCAACAGATTGGAAACGAACAAGACAACTTGCTTTGATAAGAGACAATTATCTCTGTCAGCATTGTTTGAAAGATCATTGCTTCACACCGGCTGACATAGTGCATCATATTGTGGAAGTAAAGGAAGATTGGGCGAAAAGATTAGACTTGGACAACCTTGTCAGCCTGTGTAATGCCTGTCACAACAAGGTTCATGGCAGCAAGGGCGAGTGACCCTCCCCCCTATCCAAATCTCTGGAAGGGAAACGTTTGGAGAACGGCGCCCCCTCTTCTGCAAACAAACACCGCTTTTCAAAGTTCCGGAAAAACAAAATACCCTCCCGGCGAAAGTGCCGAGAGGGCTTGGTACGACTGGTTTTGTTGTTAATTCCATCGTATCACGATTGGTGAAAAAAACAAGCAAAAAATGCAATTTTTTTGATGTGAAATGAGGTGAGAACATGCCGAGGCCTGCAAAATCCGCGACGCTTCAATTGATACAGGGCAACCCAAATAAAAAGAATACGGAAGAGCTGGCCGCCCGGGCTGAGCACGAGAAGAAAATGAAAATGCGATCCGATAATATAAAACCGCCAACGTGGTTGGATAAGGTCGGGAAAAAAGAATTCAAACGGGTTGCTGCTCTATTAACAGAAGTTGAAATCATCACGGAAGCGGACATCAGTATGTTGGCTGCCTATTGTAATGCCTATTCGCAGTATGTATCAATTTCTAAAATTATTGAAGAAGACGGGATCATGGTCCATACGGAAGGAAAAGACGAAGACGGCAACCCAATAAAGCTTGTTGGTGAAGAGCATCCGTTATTAAAGCGGCAAAAGAATTATTTTGATCAAATGAAATCAGCAGCAAATGACTTTGGCCTTACACCGTCTGCTCGTGCAAAACTTGCTATCACCCGTACCCAGGAAGAGCGGGAAAAGACGGCTGCGGAGAAGGAGTTTAAAAACGTATGAAGACAATCAAACAATTTCTCATTGATTACTCGCGCGAAGTGATATCGGGTGAGATTGTGGCGTGTGAAAAACACATTTGGGCCTGTGAGCGTTTTTTAAATGATGTGAGTCGGGAAGGCACAAGGGAGTTTCCTTATGTGTTTGATGATGAAAAAGCCCGCCGGTTCCTATACTGGATGACCCAATTTAAACATACGAAAGGCCCTTTGCAGGGTGAAAACATTGTGCCTGAGCCTATTCAAATATTCATCTTTGGCAATGTGTACGGATGGGTGCATAAGGATACCGGCTATCGCCGATTTAAAAAAGTCTATTGGCAGGTCGGCCGTAAAAACACCAAAACGCAGAGCCTGGCTTGTGTCGGTTCCTATGAGGCAATGGCTAACGATGAATATATGTCCGAGGTTTACATTGGCGCCACAAAAACAGAACAAGCAAAAATATGTTGGAACGAAATTAAGGCACAGATTATGCAAGCTGACCTTTTGAACAAGCCGGAGAAAAAATATCGGATTGCATATGGAAAAATTGAACACCCTAAAACACAGTCTAAAATTGAGGCGCTTTCTAAAGATGCCGGAAAAACTGGCGATGGTTTTAACCCGCAATGCGGCATTATCGACGAATACCATGCGCATAAAACCTCAGAAATTTATGATGTCCTGGCTTCCGGTATGGCTGCCCGGGCTCAACCATTGATGTTGATTATTACTACGGCCGGATTTGAATTGAATAATCCTGCTTATCGTGTTGAATATGATTACGTGTCTCGCATATTGGACCCGAATAAGGTGGAACAAAATGAACAGTATTTTGTGATGATCAATGAGCTTGATAAAGGTGATGACGTCAAAGACGAAAAGAACTGGATTAAAGCTAACCCGATTGTCGCTGCCAATGAGCATGGATTGAACTATTTGCGCGGAGAGTTGGAGGTCGCGCTTGCCGTCCCGGAGAAAATGCGAAATTTCATGACAAAGAACATGAATATCTGGGTTAACATGCGGGAGAACGGCTATATGGATATGCAAGCCTGGACAGATTGCGGTTCTGATAAAATTCCGGATTTGAAAAACCGAGAGTGCTATGTCGGCATTGACTTATCAAAAACGATTGATTTAACGGCAGCATCTTTTATTTTTCCGTTAGATAATGGTAGTTTTGCTGTAGAAAGTCACGGATTTATACCGGAGGATACATTCCATGAAAGAATGAAGACAGATAACGTCCCATATGACTTGTGGAAGAAAAAGGGATGGTTAACGACAACAGATGGTGCCGTTGTTGATTATGACTATATCAGGGCATACATTAAGAAAATGGAGAAAGAAAATGGCTGGCGTATCAAGGAAATAGGCTATGATCCATATAACGCCACACAGTTTGATCAGCAAATGGAAGCGGATGGATACACAATGGTTGAAATACGGCAGGGCGTTGCGACGTTGTCCGAACCAACAAAAGATTTTAGAGCTAAAGTGAAGGCGAAAAAAATCATTCATCCTAAAAATGATTTGTTAACTTGGGCGATGGGTAATGCGGTAACAAAAATGGACGCCCAGGAGAATATCATGCTTGATAAATCCAAATCAACTCAGCGTATTGATCCGGCAGCAGGTTTAATTAATGCATATGTGCGCGCTTCTCAGATTAATAATGAAGTTGATTTAAATGCTTATATTCAGTCAGCTTCTTTCTCTTTCTAAAGGTGGTGTAAGAGTGAAGAAAATATTGAAGGGCTTTCTACTCTTTTTGAATGATTTTCTATTTATCATTGGAGCTGCTTTTGTTCTGACTGCTGCATATCGTTTGAACGCAAACATCGGTCTTATTCTGACGGGTGTCTTTTTTATGTTTTATGCTGCGCTTTTAAGCAAGAAAAGGGGGTGATTAATTGTTTTTAGAAGGATTGTTTTCAAAAAGATCAAACGAATCTGCCCCCTGGAACCTTGCTGATCCACCAGAGTGGATAGTTGATATGTTTGGCGGTTTCAAAACGGCAAGCGGTGAGCGTGTAAGTGAAGCTACTGCACTGGTTCATCCTGATGTGTTTTCCTGTGTGAATGTCTTATCCGATGATATTGCTAAACTTTCGATTCAAACATTCCGGAAGGTTAATGGAAATATCGAAAGCGGGATGGACCATCCAATTGCTTCATTACTTTATCTTAAACCGAATCAATATATGACAGCTTTCACTTGGAAGAAGCTCATGATGACTCATGTTTGTACCTGGGGCAATGGATATTCGTATTTAAAGCCTGATAAAAATGGTTTTATTACTGATTTGCTACCGTTAAATCCGGCTCATACTCACCCCTATGTGGACCCGAATACAGGAAGTTTGTGGTATGAAAGCATCATTAATTCAAAAAGAGTGGAATTGTATGCTGACGAGGTTTTGCATTTCAAAGGTATGACTGAGGACGGGATCAACGGTAAAAGTCCAATAGGCGTTATAAGAGAGCAAGTCGGAGCTCAATCAGCTGCTACTAAATTTAACGCAAAGTTGTATAAGAATGATGCGACTCCCAGGGGTATTCTGAAAGTGCCCACCTTGTTAGAGGAAGGCGCGAAGGACCGAGCAAGGAGAGAATGGGACAGGGTAAATGCAGGGAGAAACATTGCCATTATTGATGCCGGGCTTGATTATCAATCAATTTCAATGCCTTTGCAAGAGGCACAATTTGTAGAATCAATGAAATTTAATAAGGCTCAGATTGCCTCCATCTTTAAAGTGCCTTTGCATAAGATCAATGAGCTCGATCGTGCGACGTTTAGCAATATCGAACACCAATCTATTGAATATGTAAAAAATACACTTCAGCCGTGGTTAGTATCGTTTGAACAAGAGTTCATTACTAAGCTGTTTACCGATGACGATATTAAAAAGGGGTACTATACCAAATTTAATGTTAATAGCGAATTACGCGGTGATGCAAAATCAAGGGCTGAATATTACGAAATTATGGAGCGCATTAGCGGTTTGAATATTAATGAAATCCGAGCATTAGAAGAGAGAAATGCCATAGAGAATGGGGACCGTCATCTTGTTTCTCTAAATTACACGTTCTTAGATACGCTTGAGCAATATCAAATGAGTAAAGCAAAATCAGTTAAAGGGGGTGAAAATCAAAGTGAACAAGGAAGTACGTCATCTGACAACGAAAATTGAGTTGCGTTCTGCCGGTGAAGGCGAAGAGAAAAAGCATTTTATTGAGGGATACGCTTTGAAATTTGAAAAATGGTCCGAGCCGTTGGGAGGATGGTTTAAAGAAATCATCAGCCGGAATGCCCTGGATTCTACAGACCTATCTAACGTAGTCGCTCTTTTTAACCACCGTCAGGATTATCCCTTAGCGAGAAATACCGTTTCTGAGGACGTTGGGAGGCTGGAACTAGAAACAGATGCAATAGGTCTCAAATTCCGTTTTGTCCCTACAGACACGTCATACGCGAAGGATTTAATGGTGAATGTGAGAAGCGGAGTCGTTAATCAGTGTTCTTTTGCTTTTTCTTTGGATTATAGAAACGGAGAGCCAGATGAGTGGCAGCATAATGATGAAGAAGGAGTTTATGAACGGCGAATCAATGCTATAGATAGAATCTTTGACATATCGCTGGTCACAACACCTGCCTATAGCGATACGGAGGCCGTTGTTAGTGAACGAAGCTTGGCTAAAGTGGAGGAGTTAAAAGAAATGCGTGCTGCCCCAATTGAAAAATTAAAAATGGAGCTAGAACTTTTAGACCTGACAATTTAGGTCTATTTTTTATGTCCAAATTCAAGGAGGAAATACGAATGACAGTTGCTATGACGAAAAAAGAACGTGAATTGAGACAAAAATTCACACAGAAAAAACAAGAGGCATCCAATTTGTTGAATGAAGGGAAGTCCGAAGAAGCCCGCAGCATGCTTGATGAAGCCAAGGCGCTGCAAAAACAAATCGAGCTTATGTCAGAAGAGCGTGGCTTGGAACTGCCGGCATTGGGTGAAGAACGAAACTTTGTACCAGAATTCGAACGAAAGCCCGATGAAGAACCCGAACAGCGCGATATTTTAACAGCTACAAAAGAGTACCGGGATGCCTGGTTTAAAGTGCTGACCGGACGCAGCCATGACCTTGGCGAAGAAGAAAGAAGCATGATGCAGCGTGTCCTAAAAGAAAATCGCTCTCTGTCTGCTGGAAGTGATAAAGACGGCGGGTATACTGTTCCGGACGATATCTCAAAAGAGATTTTGAAATCCATCAAAGAATTAAATTCCGTTCGGAACCTTGTTCGCGTTGTGCCAAAAACTGCTCCATCAGGGAGTTATACTGTCCGAAAAGGTGTAGCGGGAAAACTCTATAATACAGCCGAGAAAGAACAAATTAAAGAATTGAAAAACATGGAATTCGAACAAATCTGGTACAACGTCAAAAAGTTCGCCGGATTTATGCCTGTTTCTAGCGAGCTATTAAATGATTCATTTGTAAACTTTGTTCGTGAGATCGTGGACTGGCTCTCTGAATCTGCTGTAGTGACAGAAAATGATGAAGTCTTTTATGGAAAAGGCGGCGAAACAAATGTTGAGGGGATTATCACTAGTGAAAAATATAAAACCCTTAAAGCGCCTTCTGTAATTACGATTAAATTTCTACGTAAGGTTAAAAACCAGATTAAACGCGGATATCGTAAAAATGCAAAGTGGGTTATGAATACTGAAGCGTTTGAAACCCTGGCAAACATTGAAGATAAAAACGGCAGAGGAATCTTAGCTCAAGATCCTAGAGACGAAGACAGCTTCCTTTTGTTCGGACGACCGGTTGAGGTTTATGACGAAATTGTAACTGACGACAAGACACAAAAGACTCATATTCTTTTCGGTGATTTTGAACGTGCTTATTTCATGTTTGACCGTGAAAAATTTGAAATAAAATCAACTGACGTGGGCGGAGACGCATTCCTCACTGACCAAACATATTTCCGAGGTATTGAGCGTTTCGACGGGAAAGTTGTTGATCCAGAAGCTGCCGTCATCGTTACTGACCTTGTTGTCGGAGAAGAGGCACAAGTGGAAACACCATCGACTGAATCTGCGGACTTAGGTAAATAAAAAACGAAAGGATTGATTTAACATGGCAGATTTTTTAAATGAAAGTAACGGAGCAAAAACATCAGCAAGAGACAACGGATCAGGGGAACCGATTACGGATGTCTCTATCGCGGACAACAGCGAACAAAATCCTCTCTATGTAAAAGGCCTTCAAGGCGAACCCGGGCCTCAAGGCCCTAAAGGGGATACCGGTCCGCAGGGACCAAAGGGAGACAAAGGAGATACTGGTCCTCAAGGTCCAAAAGGAGATGCTGGCCCACAAGGTGAGCCAGGTCCCCAAGGTCCAAAGGGTGATCCAGCTGTTATCGGCGAAAAATCTATTGTACATGAAATGCTGGGAGAAAAATCAGTCCGCAGCATTAACATTGGAACGGGCAGCGTTATGATGGATCACTTAAATAGTGAAGTGAAAAACGTATTAGATGGGCTTCAAAAACAAATTGATGAGCTGAAACCGAACACTTCTGCTGAATGAAAGACAGGTGATGTCGAGTGACAGAAGAAGAGAAAGTTGAATTAGAAAAGGCAAAAAAGTTCCTCCGGGTTGATGGTGATCTGGAGGATGATTTGATTTTAGACTTTATTGCATCAGCAAAAGAATACATTGCTTCGGCTACTGGTCTTACATTCCCGAATAAATCAGCCAGGGCGGCAATGTGTGTGAATGCATTCGTTGCTCACTGGTATGAAAATAGAGAAATTGCCGGGACAACTTCTAACTTGGACGGCGTGCTGACTACCATGATCAATCAGCTCAAATATACATTGCCGGAGGCTGCTCCTAATGTTGAATGACATGAGATATCGTATTCAATTTCAGAAAAAGAAGCCTGCTGGCCGCCTGCCTGTGGATGGAAAGGACAGCTGGCAAACGGTAATTGAATGCTGGGCTAAAGCTGAAGGTTTAAAAGGCCGAGAATATTATGCTGCGGCTGCGATCCAGAAGGAAAAGACAGTGGAATTTACAATTCGTCATCGCGAAGACATAGACGAGCATATGCGAATCATCTTTCGTGAAAAAGCTTATGAAATTGAGTCGATCTTGCCTAACTATTCGCGTCGGCACTTCATTACAATTAAAGCAAATGTGGTGAGCTGATGAATTTCGAACTGGAATTAAAGGGTTTTAAAGAACTGGAATCTACATTCGCAGACTTAGCCCGCAAGGACGAAAAAGTCCATAAAGCAACCGTAAAAGCAGGCGGTGCTGTATTGGCGGAAGTAATCAATGATAATGCTCCGCGGTCAGCTATTGGGGGTAAGCACCCTCACATAGATGAGGACATTATTGTAGGAAATAGGATAAAGCGAGATGAAGACGGAGAAATATATGCGGTTGTCGGCCCAACAAAGGACACTAAATTCCGTGTTCACTTGCCGGAGTTTGGGACCATTCATCAGGCAGCAAATCCTTTTATTCGAAACAGTATGAACCAGGCGAATGATAAGATGCTTGATGCTATGGAAAAGGTCGTAAAGGCGGGGTATAAGCTATGAGTCTTTTAAACCTCATCGAAAGATCAATGCAATTAAAGGACAAGATATTTGAAGCGCTGGGAACCCATCCGGCGCTTTTATTATTGATTGATCCTGCAAATATTTATGAACTGGCCGTACCAGAAGGGATTGAAAGTAATCCTCCTTACATTGTGGTTCAGGAGATAGACTACAGAACAACTAAATGGGCTGACGGGAAGCCGATACAAGACAGTGCCGTTTATCAGATTGATGTGTACCACAATAGTTCATGCGATCCTATTTTGGCCCCTATTGTGGACGTAATGAGCGGCCTGGATTTTCAGACAACGGTCCCTATCAATGAATTTTTACAAAAAGAACGTCTTATTCGAAAAGGATATCGGTTCGAAGCAAACATTTTATTATAATTGGAGGTTTTAAGATGCCTGAATACAGTTCAGTGACAGGTTTAAAGAATGTGAAATTCGCGCCATTAAAAAAAGCGGGTAAATTTTATGTTCCCACAGAAATTCTTGACTATGAATTTGCAATCAATATGAAAGTTGAAACAGAAACATCCACAGAAAAACAATATGCGGATGACAAACTTGTCGATCTTGCAGTTTCAACTGGTTCAACTAAATTAGACATTGAAATGCGGGATCTGCCAATGGAGATTCTCTCTAAATTACTTGGAATTGAACAAGATGAAAACGGATTGTACTTGTTTAAGAAAAATATCATTCCTCCTTGGGTTGCGATGACGTTTCAAGGACCTAAAGCAAACGGCAAGTCTCGTCATGTGGGCTTGGTAAAAGGGAGATTCTCTTTGCCGGGTGATGAATGGAAAACAAAACAAGATAAAACGGATTTCCAAACGATCAAACTTTCAGCAGAATTCGTAGATAGAGAACAGGACGATGTGTTCAAAATCGTTGCGGATGAAGATGGAGAAAAATTCGATATAGATCACTTTTATAAGGCAGTTTTTGGGGACGCCTATCAAAATAAACAAGACACAGAAGAAAATGTAAGTGCTGATCTTGGGAAATAAAAGGGGGAAGCTTAAAAGCTTCTCTTTATTTAGTTATAATCTATTTAACCAAAAGGAGGAGTCACTATGGCTCAGAAACATATTTCTATCAAATTGTGGTTTGAAGACGAAAAAAAGTTTAAAACTTTTATTGCACCGCGAACAAATACAAAGACACTTCTTGAAGCGCTGAGATTAAATGCTGAAGCGGAAAAAACATCAGATAATCTTGAAAAGAGCATCAAAACATTAGAGAAACAAATCCAGTTTATTGTGAAAATATTCCGTGACCAGTTCACTTATGACGAGTTCACCGAAGGGCTACAATCATTTGAAGTGACAAAAGAAGTCAGCCGAATTCTCTCTGAGGTAGCTGGATACAAAGAAATTGAGGAGGTGGATCAAGATTTTTTGCAGGAGAAGACGGAGATGAATACACCTATGAAAGAGGAATCGAGCAAATAAATGAAATTTATTCCACACTGCTTGAACAAGGATGGAAAATGACTGAAATAGATAACATGGACATTTACCATTACTTAGAGGTTTTGGCTGAAAAGAATAAACCAAAAATTAAGACGGTAACAATTGATCAAATCTTTTAGACAGGTACTCACCTGTCTTTTTTTATTGAGTTTATGCCAGGAAAGCGGGGTGTTTACATATGGCTCAACCAATAGGAAACATGGTTGTTAAAGTAGGTCTTGATGATACAGGTTTTAATCGAGGTATTGAAGGCCTAAAAAGGCAAATGCGCCTGGCAAACTCAGAAATGAAGGCGGCCGGCAGTATTTATAAGAATACCGGTGACCAAACGAAGCTCCTTCAGTCGCAAATGGAAGGGCTAAATAATAAATATAAGATTCAAGGCCGTTTAGTCCAAGAACACCGTCAGAGATATGATGAATTGGCCCGTCAAAAAGGAAAGGACAACCGCGAGACACAAATCCAAGCTCGGCGCTTAAATGATGCAATAGCTGTGCATCAAAATTTAGGACGAGAACTTCAGCAAGTCAGCAAAGAATATGAAACCTTGTCAGGGAACACCAGCCGGGCTGCAAGTGTTTTTTCTGTCTTTAAAAAGGATTCACAAGAAGTATCAAAAGAATTAAAAGCTGTCTATGATTCTGCGACGGAAACAGGGAAGGCGCTGACAGCTATAGGGGCTGTTGGAGCACTTGGCATAGGCGCAACGGTTAAGGCAGCTGCCAGTTTTGAAAAGGAAATGAGCCGGGTTGCAGCGTTAGCAAATGCCACAGATGACCAAATGGCCGCGCTTACTGAAACTGCCCGCCATCTTGGGGCCGTAACGCAATACACAGATGGTCAAGTAGCCGAAGGAATGCAGTATTTAGCTATGGCTGGCTATAAAACCAATCAAATCATCGGCGCAATGCCTGGATTATTGGCAACTGCTGCAGCTGGACAAACCGATTTAGGTGTTACAGCTGATATTGTCTCAGACATCTTAACAGAGTTTCATATAAAAGCAGAGGACACTAACCGCGTTGCTGACGTGATGGCTTATACGTTTACCAATTCGAACGCTAGGCTTGAAGAAATTGGGCAAACCATGAAATATGCGGCTCCTGCAGCAAAAACAGCGGGCGTGAGCATGGAAGAATTGGCCGCGGCAACCGGGATCATGGCGAACAGCGGGATTAAAGCTGATATGGCCGGAACAGCTTTGCGATCAACATTAACTCGTTTGGCTGCGCCTCCAAAGCCAGCAGCATCCGCAATCGAAGAGCTGGGGCTTAAAGTGACAGATTCAACTGGAAAAATGCGTCCGTTAGCGGACATCATAGGGCAAATCAACGAGAAAACCAAAGACTATACGGAAACAGAACAAATCAGGATTGCCAAACAGCTTGCCGGACAGCATGCTCTATCAGGGTTCATTACCTTAATGCACGCTGGAAAGGATAAACTCCAAGACTTCACAAAAGAATTGGAAAACAGCGGCGGCACGGCTGAGAAAATTGCTGATAAGCAAATGGACAACTTAGCCGGTTCATTTGAATATCTAAAGTCGGCCACAAATAACGCTGTTATTACACTTGGAAATCAATTTATCCCAGTGATACGTGCTACAACAGACGTCATTACAAGTGCTGTGACATGGTTTGATTCCTTGCCTTCTTCAGTGGCGAGCACGATTGCCATTACAGGTGCAGCGGTCACTGTGTTCTCACTATTGGGCGGGGCTTTCCTGTTGACATTAGGTTCTATTCCTAAAATGGCTGCGGGTTGGAATATGCTTCGCACAGCTGGGGCTTATTTAACCGGAAATGTGAACCGTGCTTCTACAAGTCTAACTGTTTATTCTGCTGAGGCGATTGCGGCCGGCACAGCTTCAAGAACAGCAGCAGCGGGCATGACTGCCACTTCAACAGCTGCGGCAGCAACATCCACAAGGATGGACCGTTTTCATCAAACCTCTGCACTTGCCACAACCAGGGTAGGACGGCTTGAACAAACGACAACCAGAAGCGCAAGAGCGATGAGTGGCCTTAGTGGCGCTTCCCGTGTAGCAGGCCTTGGCTTGAGCTTGTTTGGCGGACCAGTTGGAACGATCGCCGGATTAATCCTTTCTTTTGCTCCTGAACTGCTCAAGTTCGGTTCAGGGATCATCAAAGCTGGAGTAAATGCAGTAAAAGGCGCTGGCGGGTTTATGCAGCTTGCGAAAAGTGGATTTGGTCTTTTTAACATTCTAAAAAAAGGTGCCGGGATTGTTGGTCTTTTGCGCGGTGGACTTAGTTTGCTTGGGGGACCGATCGGAATAGCTGTTACTGGTGTCACCCTTCTAGCTGATGCGGGATTTAAGTATTATGACAACTTGAAAAAAAGGGTGCTGCCGGCAACTATCGACTTTGGGGATAAGGTGTCTGAATCTACTTCAAAAGCGATTAATGCTTATGAAGATATGAATACCAAAGTCGGTGCCAAGCTGAATTATTACTATTTAACCAACAAAAAGATCACGAAAAAAATCGCTGATAACATGTCAAGTGAGTATGAAAAGATGGGCCAAACCATTCTTGATGGCTATCAAAAGAGCACTGATAAATCTTTGAAAGTGTTAAGTGATTTTTATGCTTCTAATAAAGAAATGTCAGAGAAAGAGAAGACAGAAACATTACAGAATATCAAAGACAACAATAAGGACAAGCATAAAGAAATATCCGGGTATACTAAGCGCATCAAAAAGATTTGGGAAAATGCTGCTAAAGATCACCGAGATATTACAGATGGCGAACGTAAGGAAATAGAACAGATTATAAAGAAAATGAATAGCCATGTTGAATCTGCTCTTACTAAGAGTAAAGAAGAGCAGACAATTATCGCTGGAAAACTAAAAGACAACAAAACCCAACTTTCTGCAAAAGAAGCAGCTGCCACAGTTAAAAACAGCAAAAAAGCAAAAGACAATGTGGTCAAGAATGCTGAAAAACAATATAAAGAAGTGGTAAAAAACGCTGATCTAGAGTATTACGTCAAGGGTTCTATCACTAAAAAACAACATGATGATACAGTTAGCTCTGCGAAGAGCCAAAAAGATCAGGTTGTGAAACAGGCTGAAAAAACTCATAAAGGCGTGGTAAGTGAAGCGAAGCTGCAGGCTGCTGGGCATTTAGAAGAAGTAGATTGGGAGACAGGGGAAGTGCTCGGGAAATGGGATACTTTTCTCGTTGATCTAGCAGGTGTTGTTAATAAAATTACCGGCGGGATCAATACTGTTCTTGAATTCATGCACATTCCTACCATTCCTGAATGGAAGCCTAAAGGGTACAGCGGAAATTCTGAAATGCAGGTAGCGCCAGGCAGGGCCTATGCAAAAGGGACAGACTTTCACCCAGGCGGAAGGGCGTTAGTCGGTGAAGAAGGATTTGAGCTTGCTCATACACCAGGCATCGGAACGTATGTGGTTGGAATGGGCGGCCCGCAGGTTTGGGATTTACCGCGTGGTACATCGGTTCTTCCACATAGTCAGTCAAAAGAAGTAATGGCAACCAGTCTTCCTGGTTATGCAGGCGGTGTCGGGAGCTTCTTCAAAGACGCCCTTAATGGCTCCAAGAAGCTTGTAAAAGGAGCCATTTCAGCAGGGAAGGGTGTTGTCAATAAAGCGAAAGATGTTGCATCGGGTGCTATGGAAATGATCTTGAATGGCCCCGAGAAAATGATTAAGAACTTGTTTAAGGGCTTTATCCCTTTTAAGTCAGGCAAAGGTGTAGACTCATTAGGAACTGGAATCCTCCAAACATTAAAAAATGGGGCTGGTCAGTTTTTAAAAAGCATTCTTCCGGATGCCGGGCTTTTCACAGCAGATGCCTATAAGGGAGCGACAGGGTCTGCCCAGGTTCAAAAATGGGTAGCGGAAGCTGTGGGCATTGCTGGTGTACCATTCTCATGGGTTCCTGGCTTGATCACCATTGCAATGAAAGAGTCTGGCGGAAATCCCAATGCCATTAACCTTACTGACTCAAATGCAAGAGCCGGTCATCCTTCTCGTGGGCTGATGCAGACTATCCCGAGTACATTTTCATCTAATGCGTTTCCTGGACACAATAACATTCTTAATCCAGTTGATAATATACTGGCTGCAATCAATTACATTAAAGGTCGCTACGGGGATATATCCAATCACCCTGGATTGAAGTCAATGGCTCGCGGCGGCCCGTATGTGGGATATGCAAAAGGAGGGACTTCACCAGGGCGGGGCGGCTCTAAATGGGCAATTCTAAACGAACGGGGCTTTGATGAAACCACAATTACAACAGACCCGACGTATCGGGAACGCAACATCGGTTTATGGGCGCGTGTAGGACGTGAGCTTGGTGTTCTTCCGTCACTTCAACAAGGGATGATTTCAAAGGCCCTTGTACTGCTTCAAAAAGCTTCAATGGGTAAAGCTGAGGCAGAGCCGCAAACCAATGTGAATGTGGACATGAGCCGTGTGGTGGAGAATCAAGAGAAGCAAATCAGCATGATGAGCCAGCAAATAGATGCTCTTCAGCAAAACATTCAGCTTTTGCAGCAGCTTGTTTTGAAAGACAATCACACGTATATAGACGGGACAAGACTGGATCAAACCAGTGCGGACCGATATAACAAAAAACGTTATAGAAACGGGGGTAAGCCTGCATGGTAAAACTGTTTATTGATTTCAATAATGGACTAGGGGAGCAAAGCCTTGACAGCTTACTCCCTCAATTTGAAGTATTAAGCTTTTTGCCGGAAGCTCCGAATATTAATCGGGAAACAATTACTATGCATCGGCGGCACGGTCTGATTTTGCCGCAACATCCACGCGATGTCACTTATGGGGAAAGAAAGATAAATGTTGAGATTTATTTGAATGCGCTCAAGCATGAGAATTTTTATATGTATAGGCATCAGCTATATGCCCTATTGGTTAAGCCGTTTCCTTATTACATTTCTTCTGATCTTTGGCCGAATCGGCGTTTCCTTGTCACGTGTGATGGGAATTTCAGCATTCCAAAAGAGAAGGAGAAAACCTTCAACGATTTCTCTGTTGAGTTCACTAATACTACGGGTATGGCGGAAACAACTTTTACAACAAAAGATAAGCAGTATTTCACTAGAGCAAAGCGAACTTTCGGTATGAACATTCCGCCTAATGACCAGTTGAACTATTCTTTTAAGAATCAGAAACGTTTCTCTGTGTTTAATCCCGGTGACGTACAGATCAATCCAATGGACCATGATTACAATGTCCTGTTAAATGCTGCAGGTAAAAATGTAAAGTTGATCAATCATACTAATGACGAAAAGCTTACGATTGAACAGGAACTAAAGAAAAGTCAGCAGGTTTCTTTTCTCAAACAATATACAATCATTAATAACACGCCGATTAAAACATCTGGCCGGCTGCCGAGTCTTGAAATAGGATGGAATGAGTTTGAAGTTCAGAACACAAGTGACTTCACCATCCAATTCGATACTCGGCTTTATTATTTGTAAGAGGTGGTGGTTTTTTGGCTAAAGAGGATTTCATTAAACAAATAGCCGCCGACGCTCAAAGAGTTTATAAAAACCATCAAATTCTTGCTTCGTTAATCATTGCCCAGGGATGTCTTGAGAGTGCATGGGGAACAAGTGAACTTGCAACAAAAGGACACAACCTGTTTGGAATGAAAGGCGAGTATAAGGGACAATATGTCACTATGATGACATGGGAAGTCATCAACGGTGAAAATGTTCAGGTTCCGGCAAAGTTTAGAAAATATCCCTCTTGGAAAGAGTCAATTGATGATTTAGCTAACCTGTATCTCAATGGCGTAAGCTGGGATAAAAATCATTACAGGGCCGTTGTCGGAGAGACGGATTATCAAAAAGCCACAGCTGCCCTCGTAAAAGCTGGATATGCAACTGATCCAAATTATGCAACAAAGCTCAATAGCATTATTTTCACGTATAAATTAACCAAATACGATACAACTGAGGGGCTGCCCGACAATCCGGATGAATCTAGTAATCCTGATCCGATCGTAGACCTGCCGAGCAAAGAGTATGACGGAAAAGATATTACGCTAAATCAGAGCCTTCCTAAAGATGTATATTTTCCAAAGCTGCATGTGGCGAGTCAGGACGATTCACAAGCTATTGAAGTCATCGGAGCAGACCCGGACTTATTAGACGATACGACAGGGAAAAAGGACATTGAATTTACGATCACAAGGACAGCAGATAATGGCACAGAATACGACTTGCTTGTGAATGACAATATTCTTTATCTTGATGAGAAAAAATTCAATCATCAAAAGTATTTCATCACAGATATTGCAATTAACCAGGAAGGAACACTTTCAAAAAAAGTAACAGCAAGCCACGTTTATGTTGTGACACTAAACAACCACTATGTAGAAGATACGATCAGCGGGACGTTTACCGTCAGGAAGATGCTTGATTTTGTTTTTAAAGGCACAAAATTAAGGTACATCTTTATGGACAAAGAAAGTGAGTTCTCTAGCGTTGAACAAGAGAATTTCGGTGACAGATTCGGAAATGATCTGATGGATGAAATTGTGGAAGACTATGGCTTAGAATTAGATGTCGATAATTATAAAGTCTACGTGTATAAGAAAATGGGCAAACGAATAAATCATACACTTGATACTCGATATAATATGCCTGGTATCACAATCAAAACCTCTACTCAAGGGTGCTCCACAAGGGCGAGGGGATTTGGTGCCATTAAAGAAAACAGCAGCACAGACAGCAAAAAAACGGAATATGTTTTTGAGCCAGTTTTGTACAAGCATCCTGATGAAGATAAATTCCTCATTGATGGCATGCCGAGATGGGCAGAACCATTGAGGGATGAAAAATATAAAAAAGCATCCAGTATGTTGGCGGCTTTGAAAAAGTATGTAAACCCATATCCACAGACAGAAATAGAAGTGGATTATGAATACATCTACGAGCCGAAGCTTTTAAAGATACAAGAGGATTTCTGGAAGGGTGACACACTGCATATTTTGGCTGACACATCATATGGCGTAACGTACGAAGATGATGTCCGTCTTTTGGCCATTCAATATAAACCATTAAATCCTTACGCAAAACCGACACTGACTTTTGCTAATTTCCGAAAAGATATTCAAGACATACGGATGGAGCAAGAGAAGAGATTGAAAGATCAAAAGCGATATATGCAAAAACTAAGAATGATGATATGAGCACTCTTACCAGGGTGCTTTTTGTGTTGTTCTTGAAAGGAGAGTGATCTCATGGTGATCAGATTAATAAAAGATTATGATTCTACAAAAGATTCACTATATCTTGCGCAGCAGCGGGATGACCTGGAAAGCATTGAAAATGGATTAAATGGACTATCCAATTCCATTGCCAATCATAAATCGGCTGTCACTGCTCATACGTCTTCTCAAGTCGCTCATGGCGGCGGGCTGACAGTTTATGAGGAAATTGAAATAGCGAAAGCTCGACTGCGAAACATTATTTTAGAAGCAGATGGGACCAATATAAAAGAAACCTTGGATGCTCGTGTAGACAAAAGAGGGAAAGTCTATCCATCTTTACGTGATCACCTTGTCGCAAACGAAAATGATCTCGAAAACTTGGATTCAATGATTCAAAAGGAATTGTCTTTTGACTTTACAACCGTTCCGCCGGTTTATCATACAAACTTGAATTTAACAGATAAAACGGTGCTTCAGTGTTTTGTCATTGATGAATTAACAGGTGACATCTACGCCACACAGGTTGCCAGCGGTAATCAAGATAAAAGTGAGAGTTTCACCATTACCCGGATGAATCAAAATGGGGTGATGCTGGACAGCATGACACTCATTCATGGCGGACACGGTACCACAATTGGACTGGAACGAGAAAACGGGAAAATGTATATCTGGTCCAACTATAATGTTGTCGATTCAAACGGAAACACTGTCGGAAATGATCTTGTGCGTTTCCCTTATACAGCGGGCGCCACATTGAACGGTGGCAGCGGAGGCATTAAACGCTATAACAAATTCAACGATTATTATACGATTCCTGCCATTGATAGAGAAAACGGCTTGATTGCGTTCCGAATCAGATTAAAAGACGATAATAGTCTGGTAGAGCTCAGGAAGTTAAGTGATGTAAAAAACGGCGTAAATAAAGTCTTGGGAAAGGTGATCATTCCGAATGACTTGTTTTATCTCCAAGGTTTTACAATAGATGGCTACGATTTGTACTGGTACACCGGAGATACAAATAACAAAACATATCCATGTGAAATTACGCAATTTAGTTTTAAGGATGGAAGCTTGAAAAAGCGTATCTCTTGTAATTTTGGTTATGGGCCAGACGGCAAATACGAAGATGGTTTCCGAGAGCCTGAGTCAATCTTTTTATACAAGGACCCGAAGACAGGAAAGAAATCACTCTTCGCAGGTGTGGCGACGGGAGCCGTCGGAAAAAGACTTGCCAAGGTTTACGCCTACCATTCGAAAGAGAATGCAGCCAAATTCGGAATTGATTTGGCTCAAGGGTATCAAGGATATAAACTCACTCAAAACAATGGCTATTCAAAACGGCTTCCAGACGGCTTAAAGTCTCTAAAAGAATTTAGGCAGCCCGGTTTTTACTATATGCTTACGACAGAAACAAAGACGCTTTCAGATCATCCGGACAGCGGTAACGCCGGATGGTGGTTAAACATTGCGCCAGCAGATCGTGCCGGCTCAGTTATTCAAACGTTGACCAGAAACGCAACAGCGCGGCCAATTAAAATTTTGACAAGAGTTGTTACAAATGACGGGAATGTTGGCGATTGGTCAGAGATTTCATTAAGTGGAAAGCTGCCCTGGGCAGACCTTCCTTTAAAGAATGGCGCAAAGAACCCTGACAGCAACTATCGTCTACAATTTGCAGTACAGGGAGGTTTTCTTTTTGTAAGGGGCCGAGTTACCATTCCGCAAAAAGACGGCGTTGATTTTGCAACCTTGCCTGCCAGTGCCCGCCCTAAAAAGAATACCTATAAAAGCTGCCCTGTAGCCGGAACAACAGGAGATAGAAAGATTGTTTTTCGATCAAATGGAAATATCTCTGCTCTCGGGCTATTTGCAAAAAGCGCGTCGAACGCAACATACACCTATATTGATGAAATCATCAAGCTGGATTAAAAAGGGGTGTCTCATATGGAATATGAACAAATGTGGGCTTATCAATATGATGAAAACTATATTTATGATTGCCCGGTTGAAATTCAATACATCGAAGATGATGACGGAAACGTAAAGCGTGTTGTTCCGGAAAATGCAACCGAGATGTGTCCGGGTGACCTGGTGCAGGCCAAATGGACGGGAACAGAGTGGGTAGAAAGCGCATCGGCTGAATACATTGAGTCTCTTGAGACAGCTGGTTCAGATGATGAAAGCGACGGGGCAAAGGCGCTGAAAGCTGTTGCCGATATACTTGAAACAATGGTAAGGGGTGATGCGGGATGAGCAGCCCTTTTTATAATGCTATCAAGACGTGTTATCTATCAGGGTATTGGGATGGAAAGGAGGAGCTTCTTTCTATGGCTGTCGATCAAGGCAAGATAACAGAAGAGGAAATGAATGAGATCAAAAGGCTCCGACAGGCTGACAAAGGATCTCCTTCTATAGAAGAGTAAAGGAGGGACACTATGCCGTACAAAGATGAATCACTTACTTTTACGATCAATGGCCGGCGCAAAAGCCCGGTACAAACAAACATCCAATATACAACTCAAGACAAAGGAACAGCAAAGCTTGCATTCCAGCTTATGAAAGACGGGGTTCCCCTTCCGTTATCCGCGGCAGTGGTGAAGCTCGTCCTTTTAATGTCTGACGGTAGCCGATTTGTCCGAAATATTGAAATCACTGATAAATTGAACGGCCGGCTGTCGTATGTTCTATCTGATGAAGAAATCAGACACGTTGGAACCGTTCAGGCAGAGCTTGATGTCTCCTACACAAATCAGCAGGCCATGTCGATCCATGAGTTTTCATTTGAGATTAAGAAAGCACTTATTGACACTGATATTCTGCCGAGCGTGGAGTACTATATAGATGATTTTGAGTCCTTAAAAAATAAGATCAACGAGCTTTATAACGAGACCATCCAGACGGTTGAAGAGCTGCGAAAAAAATTTGAGGATTTAGAGAACATTGAAACGAAAGACGGTGCACAGAAAAAGGCTGATGCTGTTCAGGTTAATTTAGATACCCATATAAATAACAAGTCCAACCCTCATGGTGTAACAAAAACTCAGGTAGGCTTGGGGAACGTGGACAACGTGCAGCAAGCAACAAAAGCAGAATTCAACACACACAACAACGATTCTACACGCCATATTACGTCCACTGAGCGCTCAAACTGGAATGCGAAGGAAACGACGACGGGAGCACAAAACAAGGCAGATACAGCCGAAAAAAACGCAAAAACGTATACTGATCAACACATTAATAATAAAAGCAATCCCCATGGGGTGACAAAAGGTCAAGTCGGGCTTGGGAATGTTACCAATGACAAACAGGCAACCAAAACAGAATTTGATACGCATGTAAAAAATGCGACTGTCCATATATCTGCAGCAGAACGTACAAAATGGAACGGTGCTCAGCTTTTCAAAATCACAAATGATGTTGGAGGGGTCTTGGTTTCAATCGCTGATACAGACGATTTTCTGGACAGAATTGTGAAAGCGGGCAAGACGTTCGGGACATTTTATTCAACAGGAAAGCCGACAAATGCACCTTCCACATTATCGACAAGAGGTTTTTTCCACTTCACATCCCTTGATAGTAATGGTAACGGCACTTTCGGCTATGTTGTGGCCATGGATTATAAGAATAATATGTATTCAAACTATGTTGACGGCAATTTAGGCTGGTCAGGTTGGAAGCGACTTCTCACTGAAAATGATACTGACAGTGTGCCCTGGTTAAATGCGACCTACAAAAACGGAGCAAAGACGGGAGAAAGGCAACTTCAATATAAAAAACAGGCTGGTGCCCTTCATCTTACTGGTCACATCGTAACTGATCGTGAAGTGGTTTGCGCATCTATTCCAAGTAGTTTTGCACCGTCAAAGGGTGCAGTAAAAATGGTGGGAGTTAGCGGGACAACAGGAATGGCCAAACTCATTGTTTTCTCATCAGGAGACATTAAGCTCACAGGACTTATATCAAATGAAACAAACAGCGTGACTGGATACTACATTGATGAAGTTATCCCATTAAACTAAAGGAGGGAGTATTTTGATTCAAATATACCCATACGACTCAGAAGGGTTTTTCCTTGGTCAGCCGGAGACTCTGAATCCTGATCCTGTGACGGGACAGTATAAAATCCCAGAAAACGCAACAAACATCCCTCCTGTGAAAGATGGACAAGGTATGTGGCGCCCTTGGTTTGACAGTGAAAAACAGGAGTGGTTTGAAAAAGCAGATCAAAATTATAAAGATAGCTTGAAGAGTCCGGCTGATCCTCCATCTGCTGTAGATCAACTAAAGGCGCAAAGTGCAGAAACAATGGTGCAGCTGGCCGAAGCTCAGAACTTAATAGAGTCCCAAGCGAAAATGATTGCGGACTTGTTTTTGATGCTGGCTGAAGGAGGTGAAGTGTGATGGATTGGTTTAAAAATATCAAAACTATTTATGGATGGGGGAGACAGTATTACACAAACGCTGATGTCGCCCGTTTTGTTGTCTTGAAGAGAATCACAGAAGACCAATATAAACAAATCACCGGCCTGACCTATCCAGCTACAGAGCCGGTTGTCATAGATTTAGGAAGTTAGAATATTTTTTTGGTTTTGGAGTTAAAACACATTTGACACATGAGTCTTAACTCCATACAATGTGTTTATGAGATATATTATTTCTCATAATTCATTTTATGGAGGTATGAAAAATGGCGACACGAGCAAGGGTTCAAGATTTACATGAAGTGTTGTTAGATGAGTCAAAGTTAGGCGTCGATTGGGTGTTGTGTCTTCAGTGGTGCCGGTATATTTTTGATGATGGTACCTTGAGATATGGTTATCGATTCATATGGAGAAAGCCTGATGGTAAGTTGCAAGCTGCGAGAGGACAAGCTAGAATCCCGAGTTTAGACGCAATGAAAACATTAATGGAAAAAGCCACTGCAGCTGGGTGGGGAGACAAAGTAGATAATTCTCCAAAACATGATAATAAATAAATTACAAAAAACAGATCTTATGGGTCTGTTTTTTTATTTTGCCTCTAAGGAGGTGATAACAAGAAATGGAGGAAACGACTGTGTTTATTAATTTGGAAACATTAGATTTAGCGAGAGTTTATCTGTTTGGGGGTGTGAAATATCTTGATTTACTGCTTGTTCTCAGCATTCTTGACGTAATAACGGGCGTGATCAAGGCATGGAAATTTAAGAAGCTGCGGAGCCGAAGCGCATGGTTTGGTTATGTCCGAAAAATGCTCAGCTTCCTGGTAGTCATCGTGGCAAATATCGTAGATACAATTTTCAGTCTGAACGGTGTCCTGACATTTGGAACCGTTCTTTTTTATATCGCCAATGAGGGGCTTTCCATTACGGAGAACCTTGCACAGATCGGCGTTAAGATTCCGGCGGCCATCACTGACAGGCTTCACGTAATTGAAAACGACAACGAACAAACAAAAGAAAAGGATGAACAGGCTGCTGGATAACCCGGCGGCTTTTTCTATATCAAAAATAAAGGGGAGAATACTTATGACAGTCACAGTGAAAAAGAATCTTGTATCAAAAGCTAAATACGGTTTGAAATGCCCAAACGCTATGACAGCGGAATACATTACCATCCACAATACAGCAAACGACGCGTCAGCTGCCAATGAGATCAGTTACATGATTGGAAATACCAGTTCAACAAGTTTCCACTTTGCAGTAGATGACAAGGAGGTGCGGCAGGGTATCCCAATAAATCGCAATGCATGGCACACAGGCGACGGTACAAACGGCACCGGGAACCGTAAGTCAATTGGTGTCGAAATTTGTTATAGCGAATCAGGTGGGGCACGATATAAAGCAGCGGAAAAGTTGGCTATTAAGTTTGTTGCTCAGCTTCTGAAAGAACGCGGATGGGGCATTGATCGTGTGCGTAAGCATCAAGACTGGAACGGCAAGTATTGCCCGCACCGCATTTTGGCAGAGGGAAGATGGGAACAAGTGAAGGCAGCTATTGCTGCAGAATTAGAACGCATTGGAGGTAAAAAAGCATCTTCTCCGGTGAAAACAGGAACAAAGATCAGCGGGGAGACGTACACCGTCAAGAAAGGTGATGCTCTTTCTGTAATAGCACAGAAAACAGGCGTAAGTATGGCAACCCTGCAAAGCTTGAACGGTATTAAGAACCCGAACTTGATTAAGGTCGGCCAAGTATTAAAGCTTAAAGGCTCAAGCACTTCGAGCCCTAAACCAAGCAGCAAAAAAACGTCATATGCGCTGCCCTCTGGCGTCATTAAAGTAACAAGCCCTATGCGAAAAGGGAATGACGTAAAGCGGATTCAAAAAGCGCTGGCTGCTCTTTATTTCTACCCAGATAAAGGGGCAAAGAATAACGGTATTGATGGCGTGTACGGCCCGAAAACAGCCAACGCGGTCAAACGGTTCCAGTCAGTAAGTGGACTTACTGCTGACGGCATTTATGGGCCTAAGACTAAAGCGAAACTTGAAGAGTTCTTGAAATAATAAAAGAAGCCCTTCTTAAAAGAGGGGCTCCTTTTCTAAACTATATTGTTTTAAGGTGTTCTTTAATTTGTTCAGTGACTTGCTTAAGCCATTCTAATGGAGTTATATCATCTTCAGGAAAGTATATACCATCAGCTGCTTCTTCTATAAATTCATTCTTATCTGCTTCAGAATAATTACTATTTACAAACTCAGTTAGTGCTATTAAATCTCTTTCTTTTAGCTTTTGTGATGCTTCATTTAGATATTCATTAAGAGCATCTTCAGGAGATTCTATATCTTGGTGGAAATGTCCGCCGAGAAATCTAAATACAGGATCAGAAACTTTAATTTCAATCATTATATATCACCTCGTTGGGTAGCCTGTTAATATAAAGCTACCATCTTCATTTTTCTTTAATACTATTCTAGCATTAGTCATATCTTTAACTTCATTTGAACCTTTACGAACTCCTCTACCTATAACTTCAGTTCCTCTATAAGGTAACGGTAATGGATCGCCTATATCACTATTTAACCACTCTTCAATTTCCTTTTTATGTTTAGTCAATGTTTCATTAGCGACTCTTTCTGCAGTTGGCCTATCAGTGAAACTAGAAGAGGCACGTATTTTCTTGTTTATCTGTAGCCTCTTTAATAACTCTTCATCAGTCTTCCCAACGTGTCTTTCAATAAGGTGCCCGCCTTTTGCTTCATGAGCAGCTAACCCTCCACCAGGTGCGAGAGAGGTACTATCACCTTGTTTGACATTACCTATACCTATGTTGTTAGAAGTTTCAGATTTTCTGAGAACACTCTCTTTTTTATCTTCCGCAATACTTTTTAGCAGCGGAGTATTTTTTACGTTAATGGTATTCTCAGCATTTTGAAGGATCCCTTCTAATGCAGGAGTATACCGGTTAACAGGAGATTTGACAAACTGTTTTACAGATTTTCCGCCTTTTTTAATTGTGCCACCAGCTGCTTTCCCAACTTTAGCAAGGTCCTTCGAGCCTGTTGAGACAGAGGACTTTCCACCTTTCAATAACAGAAGACTTCCGCCCAAATAAGTAACATAGTGCAGCCGCGTGTATGCATCCCCGTGAATCATTTTTGTATCCCAATTATCCTTCAATGTGTCAACCATACTTTGAAAGGCAGCTTGATAGTCGTATTCCAAAACGGTATCCAGCACTTTTTGAGGATCCTTGTTCAAGTTATCAATCGTCCAACCGATATTCCATCCGAATTGAATGGCTCCTTCACCGGTATCCTTGGCAAGATCGTATATACCAACAATCGCACCTTTGGCGCCATCACCTATGATTTGCAACACTTCTTTTCCGTTATCCATGAAAGCTTTACGCTGTTCAAGAAATGAAACATATTCAAGCTGTTCAGGGGTAAGATTCTCATAGCCGACCTTCTTGGCAATTTTTAAGTATTCATCCGGATCCGTCACTCCGTCAGCTAGCTTCTTCTTTAAATCTTTGATTTCTCGTTCTTTCGCTTCATCTTTCTTGAACTTCAAATAAGCTTCAGTTTGTTTTTCAATATCGCCTTGTTTCTTATGTATGTCACTTTCACGGTACGCCTTGGCGTTGTAGTGAATGGGCATAGCGTTTTTGCCTTTGCCTGTGGATTCCTCAAGCTTTTGGAAGTCTTTCTTGATGAATTGCTCATTTGGCTCTGACTGGGCATATTCAGAAACAAGTGCTTCGTCCACGCTGTCTATTTTATTGACGGTTTTTTTGCGTTGGTTCTCCGCATCGGCGAGTTCGTCTTTAAAGGTTGCTGTGGAGAACAAATCAAGCGGAAGAATATCGTCGATATCATGTAAGATATCTTTCATGGCTTTCTTCTGTTCAGACATAATGGACTTTGATTTTGTGTAGGCATTAGCCAGCTCGTGTTCTAAGAAGGATTCTTCTATGTATGCATCAGATAAGCTGGCGTCCTCTAGAGTGCCTGAAATGCTTGTCAAGAAAGCAATTTTCATATCAAGTAAGTCAATCCAATTGTCAGCTACACCTGCGTGGTCTTGATAAAATGCTTTAATGTTGTCGGCGCCTTTGCCGGAAAACTCACTGTCATCTAAATCAGCTACAGCTTTGAAGGCTTTCTTTAGATTGACCATCTGACTTCTTAATTCTTTGTATTCCTTTGCACGTTTATCTGCTTCTGAAAGCAGTGATTTGGCTTCAAATACTTTCATGTTCATATCCTTTCATTTGAATAGCTCCAACAAGATTTTACCATGGGAAAATGAAGAAATAGACACGAATGTGATTCAGAAGTGAGAAATGATTAATTTGATCTGTGTCATTTTACCTATCTGAATTAATTGAAGACCGTTTATGAGTCAAGCGGTTCCAGTCCATGCATGGATATCGCATAACAAAAATAGCCCTTTAGCACCTTACTTTTTTTGTTAAAATGATGAAAACAGCAAGGGGAGATAATATGGCATTACTACGCTTTATAAGTTTATATGGAATAGCCATCATTATACTGATGGTCATAGCGAATTTTGCTCCTTTTTTGGCGATGCCATTATACTATGTTGCCATGGCTACATTAGTCTTTCTGATTGTTTATCTGATATATTATTATTCCCAAAAGTTTAGAGGGAGGAAAAAGTAA